GTCCCGACCAACGTAATCCTCTTCAACATCAAGGAATTCTACATCTTCGACTGAATGCTTATTCTGGCATTCAGCACAATGGACATAGAACTGACTCATTTCGTGCTCGCAAAGTAGCCATAGGCAACGCCAAGGTTGTACTCGAGGTACGAGGTATCACCTTCGGTCTCGTAGATATCGTGCAGCCAGCGGATCGCCATCTCGCGATTACGGCAGCCACTCTCCATCATCTTAGCGATGGTGTCCTCAACACGGACAGCAGCTTCTGCCTCGTCCTCGAGCCGAGCACCTTCGTTGCGGCGGATTACGCCTTGAAGGTACTGCATCTCCTCCTCGAACTTCTCGAGGGTCCAGTCCGAGGTGTCCATATCCCGCGGCCGGAAGTTATACGCATCCTTGTACATGTCCCACCACGTGCAGGCTGCCTGCTCGAGTGGAGTGTATTCTTCCCAGGTCTTGTATGCTGTAGTCATTCTCGTATTTCCGTGTTGTTCCAGTATAGTAGAATTATATCACGCCGACGATTTATTGTACACCGTTTTGTGCGCACAAAGCCCCTCGAGCGGGGCTTTTTTCCAGGTCTCCTCCGGTCAGGCAAGCTTGCTGTTCATCCATTCTAGCAGGATATCCTTAGATTCAACACGACTTAATCCAAAGAACTCCTGAATCTGCGGAGCAGCAGCAAACATATTAATAGATCCCGATTCCCGTACAATATCAAGGAATGCAAAGATTTCATCTCGCTTATCAGTCGATACATTCATTTTCACGTTTCCGTCTTGTTTCAGTATAGTAGAATTATATCAAATTGACGATTTATTGTACAGGGTTTTCTTACAGAATTTCGAAATGATCCTCACCGCTGACGCGGTAGACTGGAACCTTCTTACCGTAGGCCGTGATGAATCCCAATTCACCTTCTGCGTAAATTCCATGTGGACAGGTTTCGAAAGTCACCTCCCGCACAATTTCGCAACAACCCCACCGCCACGTTGGCAATTTCATCTTAAAGAAATTTGTGTTGTCGTTGTGGTGGACAACAATCGTGGCTTTGGTGGTTTTCATTATTTCGTCTATTTCCTTACCTGATAGTAGTATTCTATCACGCCGACGAATTATTGTACAGGACTTTTTAAAAATTGGTGAACTGTATCAAAAATGATACAGTTCCAGATCACTTGACGAGTATGTTCTTGGCCTCTCTGATGAACTTCGCGTTATCTCCGCCTTCTGGAACCGTATCAACTACCGGAATAAGAACTCTATCTTTTTCATACTCTATATCATGTTTTGGTTTTTCTTTACGGTCTTCTCTTGCAGTATAAAAGCTAGGCATTTTAAATTCTGGCATTGCAAACTCCGGCATCTTAAATGAAGGAATATTAAACATAGCCTTTGACTCTTCTTTCTTTTCAATAGGAGTATCAATTACTTCTTGTTTAGCATCTGTCTTATTTTCTCTACGTTTTACATCTTGATTAAATGCAATAAACATTAATACTGCAAGAGGATCAAATACAAATACGATGAGTAGAATAACCCATCTTACTGCTTTTTCTAGTGTGTCTTGATCGGTGGATCGATTGTCGTAGATGAGGGCTGCGATATATTTGATTGGTCCAACTTCTGCTTCGACTTTTCTGACTTCTGCTGCGATCGGGGCTTTTTCGGCGTTGAGTCTTGAGATTGTTTCTTGGGAGGATAGTATCGCTTTTTGCGCTTGGTCTCGCTCTTTGGCTTGACTTCTTCTGATGGCAATGCTTCTTTCAACTCCGGTTGCTCCACTATTGGTTCCGGCGCGGGTAACGCCACTGGTTCCGGTTGAGTTTGTACCACCGGTTCTGGAGATGGTTTCGTTGACTTGAATATCCAATTGATTAAGCGTTTTACGAGCTGCATCTATGTTCTCCTTTTCTATTTTAATTTTTTCTTCGATGATAGACATTTTCGCTAGAACATCACCACTAACTAGATTCTGGTCCATGTGAGCTTTAGACAAGAATCCAAAGATACCCATGCTAGTAAGAAGCATGAGTATACATACTGCAGTAATAAAATAACTTCTTATAAGAAAGCTGGTGTGTTCCCAACTTCGATAAAGCCATGAAGTTACTACAAGCTTAGATACTTCGAGTACTCCACCCATTACTGCGATAGGTATAGGCGCTGCTGCAAATATTGCTATCAGACCCATGATAGAATAGTACGCAGCTATGGAGGATAAACTTATTGCCGAGAGTAGGAGTAAGTATGTCATATCTTAACATGCTTCCGATGTATTTTGCATTGAATGATACCATTGTACCACATAGAAGGGTTTTCTAAAACTTCTTGCTTAAACTGCTCTTTAGCTTCAAGGTATGACATAGTACCTTTATTACCACACAGATATAGTATTTCTCGAGTGAATTGATCTTCACCGAGTGCTGCAACGTCGTTCTTTAGTTCTTCGGAAGAAGACCAATACGATTGCCAGTCCGAAGGGGCTTTTTCTCTTTTCTTCTTGCCCTTAATCATACGTATTTTTGAAAAGAAAAATAGTTTTTTTCCAATATACTTTCTTCCGGTCTGCGTATTTGTAATCAGATAAACATACCCTATATTTTTTTCGATCTGATCTTCGGTAAATTCACTTTCTTTGTATAACCACATAGCTTATTACCTTGGTGTAATAAGCTATTTATTAGTCTAATAATCTTAACAAAGCCTTTAATAGCTTAAACCTGAGAACTAGAAGCTGAATTCTAGCAGTCCTAGCTCTCTTGGTTTTCATTCTTCTTCTTCGTAATCATCGTCGACTTCTGAAATATCAGCTCCGCATACCGGACAACATACGATTGCCCGTGCATCATGATCATTTCCCTTTAGAGTAATCTTACCATATGCATCGCACTCGCTACACTCAAACAATCTAGTGGCCATTACTTTTTTCCTTGTAGTTTTAAGTTGAGAGTGAAGTTTTCTACGATAAGCTTTACGATTGTCGCTAGCATTATTAGTTCAGACTTTTCGGTTTTTTCCCAACGTTCATACATCTCAAGTACATTTAAAGTAATCAACCTATAAGCAGATTCTTCGTCTATATTTAGGTCACCCCAATCAATCGGATCTTCCGATTCTGTTTCCATAGCGAGTGATACAAGATCTTCTACATACTGTTTCATATTAGGCCCATACGTCATTCCAAGAACCAGACGTAGCTCCCTTTGCATAGTCTGTAACTCTATTTTCAAAGAAGTTGCCGTGAATAGGCGCATTGATCATTTCTTCAACCCACTTAAGTGGATTCTTCTTACGCTTAAAGATTCCTTTCATACCTAGTCCAATAAGACGCCGATCGGCAATATACCTTATATATTCTTTAACTTCTTCGGACTTTAGGTTTCTCATCTCACCGCTTGCAAAAGCAAGGTCAATGAACTTATCTTCTAGTTCAACCATACGCTCTGCGATAGAATAGATCTTACTCTTGAGTTCATCATTCCAGATCTGTGGGTTCTCTTTAACGAACTCTTTAAATAATCTCATCATGTTGTCGGCGTGCATTGTTTCATCAACGATAGACCACGTTACAATCTGCCCCATACCCTTCATTAGACCGTGGCGTGGGAAGTTCAATAGCATGATGAATGATGAGAATAATTGCATGCCTTCGGTAAAAGCACTAAACACCGCGATGTGTGTTGCGGTAGAAGAGAGATCACCGTTCTTAGAAGAGATGTCGAGAACATAGTCATGCTTGTCCTTCATCTCCTGATATTCTAGAAACTGATTGTATGTAGTCTCGGGTAGGCCAAGAGTTTCAATCAGGTGAGAGTATGCCGATATGTGTAGGGCTTCACGGGCCGCAAAACCCAAAAGCATCATCCTAACTTCAGGCTGAGGAAAATAGGGAAGGTAATTATTAACGTAACCACCAGCCACATCAATGTCACCTTGAGTAAAGAATCTAAAAATATTAGTAAGGAATTGCTTTTCTTCATTTGTTAATTTACGTTTCCAATCTTTTTCATCTTCAAGCATCGGTACTTCGGTGTGCAACCAGTGTGCTTGTTCGTGTTTTAACCAGGCGTCATAAGCCCACGGATAGTTAAATGGTTTAAAGTAAGTGCGTTCATCGGTAATTCTATTTGTCTTTTTAATCATTTCTCTGCCTTATTTGATTCGTCTTGTCTTTTTCTTTCGATGGGAAGAGGAAAGTGTGGTTCAATAACATAGTGATTCGCAGCCCACCAACCGAATGCACTAAAGAATCCATAACATATTATAGAAAATACCATATCACTCTCCCACAAGTTTATTTACAAATTCAAGCAATAAGCCATGATGTCTTCCATTATTCCAGTGTTTACTTATATATCCCCAAGGTTTTTCATACCAGTAGATAGGTGCTTCGGGATGACATCCGATTAGTCCTATTCTACCCTTAATGATTGCCATCGGGTCGCCATTCGCGTACCTTGAAATTACATCAAAACTACTTTCATCGCCAATTAAAGCACACCCATCATAAAAGTACATATTCTCTTCAGAACCATTCCATTGCACCTTTGCGGTGGTTCCATAACTTCTTTTTACGTCTGCGCCGGGTCTCTTGATATACTGAACAGCTCGTACATCATCTATTAAATCAAAGTATAATTGATCCGCCCAATAGGCGCCCATGCATATTCCGATATAGTATCCACCGTCTTCGATAAACTTAGCTATCTTATTACCGGTGCGTCTACTAAAAAAGCTATAGAAGGAACTACTATCTCCTATACCACCCGGAAAAAGTATAATATCTACATCGCTTAAAAAGTCATCTTCGATGACGTCATTTTCATCAAATGTTTTTATATTATAGCTGGAACACAAACAGTTGATTATGGCATTCACACAGTCATCAGAACACTCTGGATGATGCAGGAATATCGCAATATTCTTCATTTCCAATATTTAGAGTAGTCTATAGTATCCCAATATTGTTCATTGTTTCTATTCCAAAAATTCTTCAAAAGATAGTATGCCATACCGAAGTAACCCATAATCTCAAACCTTCGACTATCTTGACCAAAGTAGTGATCTACTAACTTAAACTTCTTAATATCATATTGCTTAGACAAAAAGAAATCCTCGCTTGCTCCGTACTTTTCCGAGAAACCTCCGAGTTGTTCGAATTTATCCCTTCGAGTTAACATAAATGCGCCAACCGCAAATGGGGATCTGTACTTCAATATGTTGTTTATAAAGTTGAAGATCATAAATCCAATCTGAGCTCTTCGATCGCCATCGTAGCACTTTATATACAGTCCAATAAGATCTAAGTCATTCAGTACCATTTCGTTCACGCAGTCTTGTATAACTGTATCACAGAAAAATCTGACGTCACTATCTATAAACAGTATGTACGGAGTCGTTGCAAGCTTTGCTCCGTTGTTCTTTGCGAGGGAAACCGGGCCACCGTCAATAATTTCTACATTCATATCGCCTTTGGCTTCTTGGATAACTTGTCTTGTGTTATCTGTAGAACAGTCCGCAATAATTACTCGAGTGTCACCTATACCTTGTGCCCTTAAGTGCTCGAGAAGATGCGAGATGTAGTTCTCTTCGTTCTTACACGGAACCACTATTGTTATCTTATCTTTCAACGTATCTTTTGACATTTGCCTTCGATCTTAAAGTTTTCAAACTTCATCCAGTATGACATTGACTGCAGGGATTTCTCGCACTGCTGTTGAGTATCAAACTGCATAGTTATCTTTGCAGGTATGTCATTCGGATTGTGCATTTCCACTGCTATTAGAATCAACAACCACATCGTCCTTCTCCTTTGTCCATGTTACTATTTCCCATCGCCCATCGTAGTGTTCAACAAGCGCTGTACACGATTCAACCCAATCACCATCATTCATATACATTATTCCGTCTATCTCTTTTATTTCGGCGTGATGTATATGACCGCATATAACTCCATGAAACTCGCGTTTCTTACAATACGCCGATATATTCTTTTCAAATTGAAACATAAAGTCATTCGCCTTCTTGACTTTATGTTTGAGGTATTTTGAAAGAGACCAATAGCCGAATCCAAATTTATGTCTCAGCCAATTAAATTTTGAGTTCCATTCCAAAACCAAGTCATATAATTTATCACCAAGAAAAGCTAACCACGGAGCTAATCTAGTAATACCATCGAATAAATCTCCGTGTGTTACAAGATAACGCTTTCCATCGGCGCCAACGTGCTCTGCTTGATTGTGTATCTCTATTAGACCAAATGAAAATCCATAAGGAATCATCGGCCTTAAGAATTCATCGTGATTGCCGGCAACATAGATGACTTTTGTTCCACGCTTAGCGTGACCTAGAATCCTACGAACTACATTCGTATGAGTCTGCTTCCATCTCCACTTGTTTTGCTGTATTCTCCATGCATCAATGATGTCTCCTACCAGATACAGTGTATCACATGTATTATGCTTGAGGAAGTTATTTAACTTCTCGGCTTGACAATCACGAGTGCCTAGATGTACATCACTTATGAATATGGTTCTATATTTCATCATCCCTCACAGGCTAAACACTCATTGCCTTCGGCCAGTGATTTCAGATCAATCTCTTTAATTACTTCTCGTTCGATCTTCTTGGCAACCTTGTCAGCCTTGGCAATCTTATCACTGCGGCAGTAATACATTGTCTTTAGTTTTTGCTTCCATGCTTGGAAGTGTACAGCATGTATATACTTAATGTGTGAGTCCGGACGAAAGAAAACATTTAGTGACTGTGCCTGATCGATATATCCCTGACGGTCTGCGGCATGCTGTATAACCCATCGCTGGTCGATTTCCATCGAGGTTTTGAAAATGTCTTTGGTCCATTGGTCAAGCATGTCAAGATGTTGAACGCTTCCATCGTTTGCGATAATACTCGACCATATTTCGTTATAGTCCAACTTACTGTCAGCATCACACTTCTCCTTAATAATTTTGTCAAGCCATTTGTTCTTATTTAACGAAGATCCCGAAAGAGTATCTTGCCGATAAGCATTAGCCCGATAAGGCTCAATGGAAGGGCTGGTAT